CATCTTAATTTCCATAGCAACTGCTAATGCACGTGCTTGAGAAGGTACAAAGGTTGAAATAAGTTCGTTCATATAGAACGTATCTTGTTTCATCTTGTTGGTAATGTAGGTAGCCGAAGTCTTGTACTCATTGGGAGTAAAGATAAGGTTACCAGTATCAATTGAATCGTACATAACCTGTTGACCTTCAACATAGTCACGCGATTCAGCTTGGCCGATAGACGGCATATTTAACGCACCACCGCCCCAGTATGGGAGCATACGTACGTATTGATTTCCGATAAGTGTATCTTCGAAGACGCGCTTAATTTGCGTTTCCCAGATATTTGAACGAATCAGATGTTCGTTATTAGCGACAGAAAAACCTGCCATTTAATTCTCCTTATTAAGAATTATGAATTATTAAAATCGTCTATGCCCATTTCTTTACAGGCATTAAACATTTCATTCTGAATTTTAGGAGACCAATATAAACTGTTATCCTTCTTACGAATTTCTTCGTAATAAGAAAACCCTCGTTTACCAGAAGAACCGCCAGTAGGTGTAAAAGTCATTTGAGAGCGTGGAGGAGACATAAAGAGATTATCTTGAGGCTTCTCACCAATTCCTAATAACTTGAACAATACTTTAGGATTAGATGCAGCAAGATTTCTCACTGCTTGTTCTGTCATACCGAGTTCGGTCGTCTGTTTCTTCAGATGTTGAGCATAGTTAGGTCCTAAAACCTCTTGAAGTTTATTGACAACCAACGTTAGATTTTGCTCAGCTGTCTTCTGAGATTCTCGTTGATTTAACTTCTGTTCCAGAAGACGCTCTATTTCTTCTGGCTTGACGGATGTATCCTTGGCAGGTGGTTCCCCCTGTGGTGCAGGTGGATTACTTGGTGGAGAAGTGTTCAATTTGTCTAAGAACTCTTCATATTTAATCCGTGTAGCTAATTCTTCTCGTAATCGTCTCTGTTCGTCTTCGAGACGTGTAACATGTGCATCGGCTTCTGCTTTACCTCGTGCGAGTTCCTGAGGAGTAGAAAACTTCTTTCCTTCTCCCACAAGCTCTACTAAGTAATCTTTATTAGGGTCAATAAATAAAGCATCAGCAAATAAATCATCAGTAGGCATGGTCATCCTTATATAGTTATTAATTGTTTTAATTCAGCCAGTTCAGCTCTACGCCCATTAATATGGGCTTGTTTATGTGACCAGCCTATTGAATCATAAGAAGTTAAAGATAGTTCTGATTTAGACAGAACCTTTTCCTTTTCTTCAATAATATCTTTTAAACGTGTAAGTAATCTTGAATTGTTATTCAAATAATCTTCAAATGAAGCTTTAGCTTCTGGATCATTAGCTATGTTTGCTGTCCATGCACTAATCATTGAACAGGTATTCCTTGTGTTTGTACATCAGGTTGTAAATGATCGGTAGCATTCAAGCCTGCTGGAGTCCCTGCTTGCATCTGTGTTTGCTCGTCATGAGCGTTCTTCAGACGTTCAGCTTCTACTTGCTCAGAGATACGAATATCTTTCTGAACCAATCCATAATCTTGAAGGTCAAGAGCTTCTTCCAATAATTTAGCTAACTTAAACCCAGAGATATGAACAGATACCAACTGATCTTGAGCAATACCGCTAGAGTACAAGCTGCTGATGTTTTGAACAATCTCAGCTTTCTCGGCAAAGTGTCTGGCTGCTAAAGGCTTAATACGCCCAGCTCCAGTTATGTCATCAGCTGTTAATGTCATGAATGTTTGTAAATTGAACTCATCATCAAAAACATTAATCTCTTGAGGACCTGTTATCTGTCTCTTAGCCATTTCTAACATAGCGTTATAAATAGGTTCCATAAACATCTCATCGAACTGCTTGCTCTTCGATGTAAAGATACGTGTACCTGCGTTCTCTAAACGTTGAACTTCAAAGGCTGTCTTTTCACCTGGAGTTCTAAAACCCATAGCTTCCTTAGGAGCTCCTGCCATTTCTTCCATCATACCAATAAGATATTGAATCTCATTGTTGACCTGAAGAACTTGGAAAGGAGGAGCTAACATCTCAACATCGCCTTCGTTATCAGTAACTATGCGTTGCATAGGTCCCCATTCGAAGTCGTTGACATAACCTTTGATTTTTAAGACAGGGAAAGCAATAAGGTCAAAGACATCTGCTTTTAGGTTCTCTACATGATCTAATCGATATTGCATACCCACTAGATTATCTAGTGGACCCATTGCCCATAAGTTATCTTGACGTATACGCCAACCTACGTGAAATATAGGCGGATAGCCAAAGTAAGAAGGATTGGGTTTCTTAGAGATAACTTTATGTCTGTCTACTACCATGATCACATGGTTCTCTAAGAGTTCTTTCTTCTCATAGTCAAACATATCTCCATAGAAGGTTAATACTTCTACATAATCTCCTTCGAGATACTGTCGGAAGTTAGCAAAACCATCCATAGAATAATAAGAATCTTGAATATTTAAATCAGTACTCGGAGATTGAAGAATTCTTTCACGATAACCTGTTAGATAATTAAACAAGTCTACATATTCCTGATGGTTCTCATCGGTAGACATACTGTCTATTTTCTTCTTAAGTTCTCCCATAGAAATCATTGATCTGATTATCTTTGGAGTTTCAAGGAAAGAAGGTGCGGTAGGATTGAACACAATATCCAAAGGAGAAATACGTCGAGGAGAAGGCCCAATAAACCCAGATTGGATTTTATCGTCTCTTTCAAAACTCTGATCAAGCCATTCAACATGTGAGAAAACATTTCCATAATCTATATAATCTAATATACATTTAGCAATCTCAGATTTAAATTCAGGCTGTGTAGAAGCCCAATACATATATGCTAAGATAGAGTTCTTCTTAGCCATAGAGTCTTCTGAGCGACTAGATAACCAGTCTAATGATTTACGTTTAGGAAATGTAATTGCCATATACTGTGCAAATAAATTATCTCTAATCTGTGTCAGCTTAGGAACAGTAGTTTTATTCTTCCAAGGTAACTTAGAGTTAGTTGTTTGAGTAGTATCGGTAGCAAAAAGATACTTACGTAATTCTTGCCATTGAGCTCTCTTAGGAGCCATAAGGTTGAACCATTCAACATACTTACGTGCGACAGCACAGCCTAATTGGTCTTCAACAATATAGTCTCTAATTTCTAATACAGTGCCTGTCATTTTTAACTTATGCCGCCGAATCTTCTGTGAGAGTGTTCATCTAATTGATAGTGATTGTAATTATGCATACGAATATCTACGGGAGGTATACATGCTGAAATAGCGGTTGTTAGAGCGTCCTTCACGTCATCGTGAGGAGGTTTTCTAAGGATAAGCTCGTCTTCGAGAATTTGACAATTACCACCGAGGTAATGCCACATTTGGCCATTATTGTAACGTGGCTGTAAGACCGCTTCCATTCGCTCTTCCTTCGCGCCTTGATACTTATGAGGTTTAAAGGCTTTGACGGATAAACCGAGACCATTAGGTCGTATATAATTTAACTTTAAATCGTTAACTATAACTTCTTGAGCTGCTGTTGTTTCAGCAATAATTTCATGAAATCCCCATTTAGAATGCATTTGAAAGAGATGTCTGTAGTATTCATCTAATAGACCTGTTTGAAATCTATCTATATCTAGTACATAGAAATTGTTTAAGTAATCACAACCAACTACAACTATGGTTGAATAATCAGATTTCTTATTAGCTGTGTATGAGAAGTCCATAGCAGCAAAGATATTCAAACGATTACCTTTGAAATGCCAATGTCCTCCTATAAAATTAACAAAGCTCTTGTCATAGTATTGGAAGCACTTGCGTGGAATGCCAGCATTCTCACCAAGGTTAGGGTTGTTATAATACTGGGCGTAGTATTGCAAGTCATTGCCTGCATATAAGGCTCTTTTCTTTGCAAGTATCTCCGCATTAAAGCCAAACCATTGTCCGTTAGAGGCCTGTTGTCGAGGCCATAAGAACTCTCCAGTGCCGTCTCCTCTATTCTCAACCTGTTCCTGAAAGACTTCATAGAGAGGTTCTTCTCCAATTATTTCACCATTTTCATTAAAGATGGAGATTACTTTACTTTGGATAGTATTGTAGAGATCGTTGGGATCGTAACGTGTGCCAACAACGAGTTGTTCGGCATCGGCTCCTTCGATTGAGGCAAGCAAACTGTATTGCAGCTCTGTTTTGGCTCTTCCTTCATGCGTATACGCATTCTCATATACGACAACGTCATCCATGATTGTAAGGTCGCAATGTAAACCAGTAACAGAAGTTGTAAGTCCTGCGGTGAAGACAGAAGGGTCTCTGACATATTGTTGTTTCCTTAAGGGATGGTCTACCGATATTTCACTCTCAGTCCACTTCTCTCTTTTAGCCTCATCGATGTTAATCATCTCTGGCCAGAAAGCTCTATAGATATCTGAAGTAAGAATATCTTTAATAAACTTAAGTTGTTTAGTCGCTAAGTTACTTGTGGAAGAAATATAAAGAATACGTATTGCAGGGTTCTTAGTAAGTCGCCAAGCAGCGTATAAACCTGCTATAGCACTCTTTTGATGATCTCTCGGTAAGAGTACAAGTAAATGAGATTTCTTATCTTCCCTTGTAATAAATCTTATATACCTTTTATGAATACTTCCTAATACACGTAAAGGCTGATTGAGACGTATAAAGGTCTCGAAATCAGCTTCAGCAGCATCTCTAAGCTCTTGGTCTCTTTCTGTCAGCATTTCATTGTTAAAGAGTTAAAGAACTTAAGGTTAGTTTAGATAGAACTAAGACTATCACAGCAGCAACGCCACTAGCATACCAAATCTTTCTTTCTAAACTACCTAAACGTTTTTCCATACTATTAAATCTAATTTCATCATGTGTTTCATGTTTAGTTATTTCTGAAAGGATTTGGTCAGTCTTTCCTTCAATTCTTCCTAAACTTCTTTGAACGTCTACGTTTTGATCCATTTTAAACTTTAAGTAAAACGACCAATAGCTATGGCAGAAACGTTAGCTCCAGTAGTAATTTTCCAAGCTCCAGAAACACTAAACATATTCAGAGGAATGCTGAATGGTGTTAAGTCTGCTACTGAAGTAGCTCCACCAGTAAAGATTGTGATGCTTATGGCATTATCGAGGAGAATGACATTGCCTGGGGATGTGGTAGCTGGAATAACGAGAATGCTCTCAATGAAATCTCCAGCGACTCCTGTAGGTCCGAGAACCTGTGCTGTTTGAGAAGCTGCGACTGTTCGGTAACGTCCAGCAACACCTTGAATACTTGCGTATGCCAATTTATATAAACCTTTTATTTTGATTGTTTAGCTTCACGAGAGAAGCAAGTTCTAATGATATAGTCAATTGTTTTAACTGGTAGACCCATTTCTTTAGCACGTTTCATAGATTCATGTTCTCCATAGAACATTACGAATTCACGAACAGTACTGCAAGTTAATGGACGCCTAAGTTTCTCTACTGCTAAATCTGTTGAATGAGACAAAGAAGTTGAAATTAATAAGAATAAAGCTGTTAAGTATTTCATTGTTTATTTAAGATACGTTTATAAGCTTCTTCTCTAAGTTTATTATCTTCATAGAGTTTATTAGCCTCTTTGTTAATAGATTCCTTAGTAGGTCTACCTACTTTCCCCTTGTCTTCACCAAGGGCTTCAAAGATGTATTTATTAGCTGATAAGGCATCTCTTGTCTCACCTTGAGCTGCTTCTAAGATTCTTGCTAAGGCTTCGCTCCGAAGCTTCATATTAAGCTCTTTGCGCCATTGACCTATCACA